TTTTGAAAGACCATATGCAGCAAGAGTATTGATGCTATCTTCACCCCATCCTGTAGCATTTGTTGATGATATATTTTGTGGCACTGGAAGAATGATTGAAGATATTGCTTCTTTTCCTTTATACGAACCTTTTGATCTCTTGAGACCTTCTCTAAGGACATTACTATTGGAATCAAAATTTAGAGGAACATATTTGAAAATATCTATTTTAAGATAATCTGTATCAGGTTCTATTTGTTCATAAGGATACCTTAACTGATTAAATCTTACTGCATCTGCCATCTATCTTTCTTTTTAAAACTATTTAGAACGAATACTTGTAAAATTGAGTTCTATAACGTCAGACATTTCTTCTGGATAAATTTCATAAATTTGTCCTTGAATTTGATCGTAATTATATTGCCTTCTATCACGCCAGTGAAAATTAATTCCACGAAATCCCCATAAGAATACATCAGTCACACCAACGAGTGGAAATTCATCATATTCTATATTATTAGTTTTGGCACGATAAACAAAGGTATAATATTTTCCAGAAATGGGAATTTTTCCACTTTCAGACAAAACACTTATGAGATTTTGCATAATATCATCTGCACTTTCTGTGCCTATTAAATCACGAACAACACCACGCACACGATTTTCTTGGTCGTCTGTTGGATTTCTTCTCTGTTTGAGTGTCTTTCTTGGCATTGGTTAAAAAAGTTCGTTTTCCGTAAGAACCTTAAACTCATAACCACGATCTAAACACCATTCTTTGGCAGATTCCCATTTTGCCTGATTTTTTGCATATTCCATCACTTCATAGATATAACCCTTAGTTTTTCTTTTTTGAACTTTGGGTTCAATACACTGCTTATATGGTTTGATTTCAATAATCATTTTTTTGATTTTTCCATTCGATTCTTTGACTTTAATGTAAAAATCTGGAAAGTATCTATGATATCTATTATCAACTGGTGATCTGTAGGGAATGACATTTATTTCACTTCCCCATTCTAATATGTTTTCATTTGTGTCACAATATTTCATGAATTTGCGCTCCCAGAGAGAACGATAGATAATATTGTTTGGATCACCTTTATATTTTTGGGGATATGATGGTTTATAATATCCTTTATATGACATCTAAATAACTAATAATAAAGTAGTCGTATAGGTATTTAGAGTGCCAAGACCAAAGAGAATAACAGATTTTAAACCAATAATTGCCAATCTTGCTCAAACATCACATTATCAGGTTATGTTTGGTGGAATTGGTGGTTCTTTATTGGGTTATTTGAATGATAGAGGTGTAGATACAAGATTTATTACCGAAAATGCTGGATTATTGTGTTCTTCTGCTTCTATTCCTGGAAGTTCATTAGCAACTGCAGATATTAATGGAAACTTTATGGGTGTGCAGGAAAAAATGGCACACACCAGAATTTTTACTCAAATTCAGTTGGAGTTTTATGTTGATTCCGATTACAGAATGATGAAGTTTTTAGAGCATTGGATGGAATTTATTGGGAATGGATCAGTTCAAGACCCTACTGATACTCAATATGGTTATAGAATGAACTTCCCAGATGAATATAAATCTAATTCTACCAAAATTATAAAATTTGATAGAGATTACTTAAGAGAATTAGAATATAACTTTATTGGATTGTTTCCAATTAATCTCTCATCAACACCAGTATCATATGAATCTTCTCAAATTTTGAAAGTAAGTGCATCATTCAATTATGAAAGATATATTCCAGGAAAGATTACAAGTAAAAGCAAAAAAACGGGAAATGTAAATAATTTAGGTTCTCTACAAACTGATTTTGCAAAAGATGTGGTAATTGGTTCTCAGTTAAATCTTGGAGAAGATTTTTCTTCCTTTAGATCTACTTTAGAATCAAATGTCGAATTTGGGCAATAAATAAAAGTAACTTATAATATTATAGAATATTATGCCTTTACCAAAGATTGCGACACCAATTTATGAATTGGAACTTCCATCAAATCAAAAGAAAATTAGATATAGACCTTTTCTTGTAAAGGAAGAAAAGATTTTAATTATTGCAATGGAATCTGAGGATCAGAAACAGATTACCACTGCTATTAAAAAGGTAATCAGTAATTGTATTCTTTCTAGAGGAATTAAAGTTGAGGAGTTATCTACATTTGATATTGAATATCTATTTCTAAACATTAGAGGTAAATCGGTAGGAGAAACAGTAGAAGTTTTAATTACCTGTCCTGATGATGGTGAAACTCAAGTTCCTGTTGTAATTAATCTTGATGATATTAAAGTTCAAGTTGAAGAAGATCATTCAAGAGACATTCCTCTTGATGATAACCTGACATTAAGAATGAAATATCCATCTCTGGATGAATTTATTAAAACTAATTTTAGTATTGATGGTAATATTGGTGTTGATGAATCTTTTGATTTAATTGCTTCTTGTGTAGAGCAGATTTATAATGAGGAAGAATCATGGAATTCTTCTGACTGCACTAAGAAAGAAATGAGAGAATTTATTGAAGAATTGAGTTCAAAACAATTTAAAGAAATTGAAAAGTTTTTTGAAACAATGCCAAAACTTTCTCATACAATTAAGGTGAAAAATCCAAATACTGGAGAAGAAAGTGATGTTGTATTGGAAGGACTTTCAAGTTTTTTTCTATAGGTATGGCGCACACTGATCTTGCGTCATACTACAAGATTAATTTTGCCCTGATGCAACACCATAAATACTCATTAACAGAGTTGGAAAATATGATACCTTGGGAGAAAGAAGTTTATCTCACATTATTGCAGCAGTATATTGAAGAAGAAAACCTAAAGCAGCAGCAAGAAAGTGGTATCCAGTAACATTTATAGAGCACCACAGATAAAATTAAAGAGAACAAGGATTGCTCCAAATACAATTGCTCAAACTGGAGTAAATCCTGTTACTGGGCAATATTTGTCTGCTGAACAGAGAAAGTCAATATTTAAGAGAACAACTGTAAGTTCTAAAAATGTTTTTTCAAGACCAGGAGCACTGGTAAAAGTTGAAAAACCTGGAGCACTTACAAGACAGGATGATGGTAGTGGGAAAGGTATATCTTTTAATATTTTATTTGCAAGAGTTGTAGCAGTTGAAAAACAGGTTGCATTTCTTGCTAAAGCATTAGATAAAGAGGCAGAATTAGAAAAGAAGGCAAGAAAAGAAGTTGTAGCAGTTAAAAAACAGGTTGCATTTCTTGCTAAAGCATTAGATAAAGAGGCAGAATTAGAAAAGAAGGCAAGAAAAGAATATGAAAAAGAACAATTACAAGAAGAGGAAAGGGGTCGTAGATCAGTAAAAGAAAAAAACCTAGAAAAGGGCATATTTAAAACATTAATTTCTCCAGTAAAAGCAGTAGGAAAAAAAGCAGGAGGAGTTCTTGGAAATTTGATGGCATTTTTTGGTGTCCTTTTGGGTGGATGGTTAACTAATCAAGGATGGAAAGCAATTAAGGCCAATGCTGAAGGTGATATTGATAAGTTAAAGTCAATAGGAGTGGAGGTAGGAAAAACTTTAGGAGTTGTTGCTGGAATATTTGCATTACTGAATGGTGGATTATTTACCATTCTTGGTATTATTGGAAAAATAACTTTTGCTATTCTTAGTGCTCCATTTAAATTGCTGGCAAAAGGAATTGAAGCATTATGGAATAAAGTAAGAAATAAACCTCCAACTCCAAGTGCTGGTGGAGGAGGAGCTCGTGCCGTAGGTGCTGCAGGTTCTTCAATTTCTCAGCAAGCTGCAGAATCTTTAGGAAAGACAAAGATTAAAACAACAGTTAATGCTGCTAGAACTGGAGGTATGGCATCAAAACTTTATGATAAACTTCCCGCAGGAGTAAAAAGATTTAATAATCTTTTTCAAGGTGGTATGAGAGGTTCTAAGCAAATACCAGGACTTCCTCGCATGTCTGCTCCAAAACCAAAAGGACTTGCATTTAAACTTGGGGAAATGTTTGGTGGATTGAAGAATTTTGCAGGTAAAACAAAAGATTTTGTAATAGGAGGATTGAAAAAAGTTACGGATCCTTTAATAAAACCACTTTTAGGAGGAGCAAAAGCATTAGGAAATAAAATTGTAGGAATTGCGAGTAAAATACCCGGACTTAATAAATTTTTAAAATCTCAAGGTATAAATTCTGTTAAAAATGCAAAAAGTGTAGGAAAAGCTGGTGGAATACTAGGATCAAAAGCTCTTCCCTTTATAGGTGGACTTGTAAACTTTATGTTTGCCTATGATAGGATAGCAAATGGAGATCTGATTGGTGGAGGACTAGAAGCGATATCTGGTTTGCTAGATATTGGTGGATTATGGCCATTATCTACTGCACTTGATGCATTTTTACTTGCTAGGGATTTTATGCCCGGAATTAAAGAAAATGAAGAAAAATTATTAGGAAATCTTGGATTAGGAAAATTTGTTAAAAGTGCCGAGGGTATAACATCAAAACTTCCAAATCTTGGAGATATATTAAATATGGTTCTTGGTAAAAAGCCAGAGCAACCAAAAGCAAAAGTATCACCGGCAGCTACAACACCAGCAGCAGTAACAACACCAGCAGCAACAACACCAACAGAACCACAACCAACTCCATCATCATCAATTTCTTCATCACCTTCATCAATGCCCTCTGCACCAGGACCAGTTTCTGGTGGTGGAAATACAACAGTGATCTATAAGAAGGTTGGTGGTGCTGGTCGTGGAGCAGGAGATCAATCACTAAAATCTGGATCTGCTACTGATGTTCCATTGATTGCTTCGGCAAATCCAAGCAATTTCTACACAATGTATTCTCAAATTGTTTATAATGTGGTGAACTAAAATGGCATTACCGGCAATTGCAGCAGGAGCATTAAGAATAGGTTCAATGTTTGTCCGAGGATCTAGCACTTTTGTTAAAGGTGCTTCTCGTGGTGTTGGTAGAAGTGGAGGAATGCTTCGTAGAGCAATTCTCAAAAAAACAAAAGTTAAAAGAAAGAATATTGTAAGTAGAAAAGTATTTAATAAAAGGATAAAAGAAAAAAGAAGAAGAATGTCGAAGGAGCAGGCATTAGAAACCTTTAAGACGAGAGGTAAATCTGGTGCTCCAAATGTGCCCGGAAAGAGTTTTTTACAAAGAATATTAGATTTTATTGGAATTTTATTGGTAGGTTGGTTAGTTGATAAACTTCCAAAAATTATAAAATGGGTTCAAAATTTAATAGAAAGAATTCGAAAATTAGTTGATTCATTGAAGAGTTTTATTAAAAATCTTGGTGATTGGTTTAAATCAATTGAGTCGATAGTATCTGCTGGATGGGACAACATAAGAAATTTTGACTTTACTGATCAGTCTGGAAAACTTAAAAAAGCAATGACTGATATGGAAAATGCATTCAAAGGAATGCAGACTGATATTGAAGGTATGAAGAATGCCTTGACTGGTGATATGAGTGGAGAAACTTCTGGTGGTGCCGATGCATCTGCTGGTGCTGCATCAATAGATGATCCAAATGCAAGAGCACTACTTAATGCAATTGCAGAAGCGGAAGGAACTTCTGGATATCCAAATCAAGGATATAATACACAATTTACGGGAACACAATTTACAGATCTTTCAAAACATCCCGAACAGTTGAGATCTGGTGGTGATTATACCTCCGATGCTGCAGGAAGATATCAATTTTTAAGTACAACTTGGAAGGGTGTAATGGGTGGTGCAATGACACCAGAGAGACAAGATAAAGCAGCACTTAAACTTGTTGCTGGTAGAGGAGTTGATATAAAAAATGGATTATCTATAAATGAAATTTATAAGTTGGGTGGAGAATGGGCATCTATTGAAGGTGGACCCAATATGAAGAAAGGTGGTTCTTATGGTGGTCAGGCAAAATATAATGCAGAAAACTTTCTGCAAATGTATCAAAAATATGGTGGAAAAGTTGAAGGTCAAGAAGGTGGTAGTGGTGGAAGATATGGTGGTGGAGGAAATGTTGTAGAATATATTACAGGAGATAGGAGACATCCAAATTTTGAATATCGTGGTCACGGAAGAGAGTCAAATTACCATGATCACATTGCTTTCCGAACAGTGGAGGATAAAGAGAAAGCAAAGACAGCATTACGTGCCGCTGGCATACAAGTGGGAAGTGAATTTAGACCTGGAGATCCTGGATGGCATGGAAAAGACTTGGCAATCGATGTTCCTGGAGCACAGTGGGGTGGTAGTGGTGCAATTGGACAACGAGAATATAATGGTTCTGCAAAAGTAAGACAAGTATTAATCAATGCAGGATTTGGTGGTAGTGGACTAGGTTTTGGAACAAGAGGAACATCTACATCGATTGCGAGATCTACTGGAAAAATGCCGGATATTGGTTATTCTACAGGACCAAAAAATACAATCATAATTGTAGAAGAAGAAGCACCAACTGTGATGATGGGAGGAGGATCTCGTGGGTCTTCTCCAGTTATTGTTATGGGTTCTTCGTTAAATAGTATTATGAAAAGAAAATTATTAACAGATTTAGCATATACATAAATGTCAGCATCAGGATCTTCTCTTTACGAAAAATTAATATTAGAATCTAATGATCAACAAAGAACTGTTGATATAAGTTCTGGTACTATTTCAATTGATTATTATGAAGACATTTTTTCACCAACTATTACTGCTAGAATTAGAGTAGTTAATACTGGAGATTCTATTCTCAACGAAAAAGATAAGATACAATCCATTTATAATGGTCTTCCATTAAGAGGTGGTGAAAGACTTCTTATGAAGATTTCTGATCAGGGAATTGGAAAAACTGGTCTTGATTTTTCATCAAATCCAAACAGATATTTGTATGTTTCAAGTATCACCGATGTAATTTCTGAAAGTCAAAAAGAAAGTTTTGTTCTCAATTTAGTTTCAAGAGAAGCAATTACGAATGAAACTACGAGAGTATATAAAAAATATACTGGAACAATTGATCAATCTATAAGTAAGATTTTAAAAAATATATTAAAAACTACAAGATATAAAAACGAAGATATAGAAAAATCACAAAATTCATATTCATTTATAGGAAATTCGAGAAAACCATTTACGACTTTAATTTGGTTAGCATCTAAAGCAGTTCCAGTTTCTGCTAAAAGTTCAACAGCAGGATTTGTTTTTTATCAAACAAAAGATGGATTTAAATTTAAATCAATTGATGAATTGATTGAACAAGAACCAAAAAATAAAGATAATCCATATTATTATAGTGAAGTTAATTTAAATGAAAATGAATATAATAATGACTATAAAATTTTAAATTATACAACTAATAAAAATCAAAACTTAATTGAAAAATTGAGACTGGGTTCTTATGCAAGTGAAAGATCATTTTTCAATCCATTAGATTTTAATTTCAGTAATACCACATTTAAATTTTCAAATTATAAAGATAATTTAAAAAATCTTGGAACAAACTCAAAACTACAATTACCATTAATTAGTGATGGAAGTAATCAATCTTTAGGTGATGTTCCTTCAAGAATTTTGACAGGTGTTCTTGATGTTGGAACACTAGATCCAGAGATTTCAACAGATGTTAATGCAAATCCTGAAGAATATCAGGCACAATCATTGATGAGATATAATTTACTTCTCACACAATCTATTAGTATGATGATACCTTGTAATACAAATTTGAATGCTGGTGATGTGATTAAATGTGAATTCCCAAAAATTTCTGGAAGTGAAAATGATTTAGATACTGAAGTAAGTGGACTATATATGATAAAGGAATTATGCCATCATTTTGAACCAAATCATTCATATACTTCTTTGAAATTAGTAAGAGATAATTTTGGAATTAAGAAAACGCAATGATAGAAGAATCAACACTTAAAAGTAATTTTATTGGTAGAGACGGATTTCGTTGGTGGATTGGACAAATTGCACCAACTGAATCAGCACCACAACAAGTGGATGGTGAAGGTTGGGCAGTTAGATATAAAGTAAGAATATTAGGATATCATTCAGCAGATTCAAGTGAACTCCCAAATGAAGATCTTCCCTGGGCAGGAGTTTTATTACCACCAAATGCAGGAACTGGTGGAGGAGGTTTTGCTCAAAGCACCAGAATTAATCAAGGTGATGTTGTCGTAGGATTCTTTCTTGATGGGGATAATGCACAAATTCCAATGATTATGGGATCATTTGGAAAAACACAATTTGTATCAAGTTCCGGGTACACCTCACCATTTGTCCCATTTACTGGATACACGACAAATATTAAATCTCCAGAAACTAAAAGTAATAGAGAATCTACAGGACAAAGCACTGAAGATCAGAAACAACCAAGAAATGTAAAACCAGATAATATTTCTACAATTAATCAAAATAATGAAGGAAAAGGGAAGGCACCAGAATATCCTGCATCAGAAGCAACAGGACAAGTTATAACATTTGCAGATACTTGTGAAGATAACTTTGCAACACAAGTATCTGGAATATTAGGAAATTTAATTAATGTAATTGGAGAAAGTACTGATTTTTTAAGTGACGTTCAAAATGCAGTTAAAAAAATTCAATTTATCTCAAATCAATTTGTAGGAACTTTGTTTAGGTCTTTGTATGAAGAATTAATACCAATACTTAAACAAGGATTGGATAACTTATACAAAACTGTTTATGCCAAAGTATTAGCAGCAACTGGAAATCCTATTCCCGCACACGCAGCAGGTGTTGTAGCACAAGAAGCAATGGTCGGTCCAGTGAAAGCAGTTCAGGATGCGATTGCCTGTGTCTCTGCAAAGATTATTAATGGTCTTGGAGATACCATTAAAGATTTAATTGACAAAAGTTTATTAGAAGTTGTAAATTTTGGTGTTTGTACTGCAGAACAATTTGTTGGATCACTTTTGAATGATGTTATTGATGAAATTGATTCTGGATTGGAGTCCGTTTTAGATGGAATTTCAAAAATATTGTCGCCTCTTGGATTTAACCTTGTTGATTTTCTTCGCAGTTCTATTGGTGTCATAAAATCTGTACAAGATTTCTTTTCTTGCAATCAAACTGGAGACAAGTGTGCTGGAGTAAAAGAATGGACAATTGGATATGGTCCAAAAAATAAAGCAAAGGTGAATGATATTTTAGATAAAGTTCTTGAGAATGCAAATGTTTCTAATGCTCTGGCAGGTATAACTACTTTAACTTCTCCATATTCCAAACCAAATTGCGCAGAACCTACAAGTTGTGGTGGTCCAAAAGTTTCTTTCTTTGGTGGAGATGGTTTTGGTGGAGCGGGAAGAGTATTATTGGGTGGAATCGTTAATAATACGAATGGATTGGGTGAAGTAACTTCTTCTGTTGCAAGAACAGGAAGTATTATTGGAGTCGAAATTACGGATCCTGGATCTGGATATTATTATGCTCCACCAATGGTATCTTTTGATGATCCTTGTCAGTTAGGATATGGTGCAGTTGGAAGAGCAATCGTTGATTTTAATAGTTCATCTCCAACATATGGAAAAATTACTGGAGTTTATATTATATCAGAAGGTGAAAATTATCCAGTTGGAGATGATGGAGAAGTTGAGAATGGAGTAGATGACACTATCATTCTTTATCCTGGACGAGATTATTCTCCAGGTGATACTGCGGTTGATGAAAATGGAGTTGAATATAATTTGAGTATAGATGTAGAAAATGGTGGTAAGATTATTTCAGCATCTCCGATATCAGTATCTCCAATAAATAAAGTGAAAGTAGATACTTTACCAAATATTGTTGTAAATACAGAAACTGGTAGTGGAGCATTGATTAAACCTTTAGTAAAACCATTCACCTCAGAACAGCAAGGTGAAATTATAAGTGTCATAGATTGCGTATAATACAATGGCAGAAAGACCTAACAAAAATGTAGAACTTCGTTCATATGATTCCTTTGGATATCAGTATAGTTTTAGTGTTTCTGATCCTATGATGAATGGAGACGGTTCATCTGTTTTTGGTTATTATGGGTTTACTAATAATAAAGATATGAATATGTCACTTTTTTCCGAAAGTGGTAATTATCATATTCATAATGATAAAACAATAGAAATGATATCGGGAACAAAAGCATCTGCCAAAGATGTAAGTTTAGTAATTGCTACAGTTAATGGAGATATTACAGTTACCTGTATGAAAAATGGTAATGTAAAAATCAAGGGACAAAATATTATGCTTCAAGCAGATGAAGATATAGATGTTCAGGCAGGTAGAAATATTAATTTAATTGCTAAAAATGGATCAATCCTTATTGATGGTCAAAATGTATCTGTAGATGGATTGACTGGAAGTCTTGTAGAACAAACTATAGGTAGTTGGATGATGAGAGTTTTTGAAGGATCTTATGTTGGATTAGATTTCCTTGAGGGTGCTGGTACTTTATTTGGAATTGGAGATGCTCCTCTCATTGGTGAAGCTGTATCATCATTACCGTTCTTTTCTGCAGATTAAAAAATGACATTAAATTCTTTTAATATCAATGTATTTGGAGAACAGGTTTATTTTAATGAGGATGTAACTTTTTTTGATAAAGTAAATATAAAATTTTTTAATGCTATTGATTCTTCTGGGTTTATATTTGATGGTGATGCCAGATTCCTAAAAGATGTAAATATTGATGGAAATCTTACTATAAGTGGAAATCTTGATATAAATGAATTATTAGTGAGAACAAGACTTGATGTTGGTGTTGGGGGAACAGCACTTAATATTGATACGAGAACAGAACAAATAGGTATATTCACGGCAACTCCACAACAAAAGTTTCAATTTAATTCTAATCCTGATAATACATTTGTAATTACAGATGATGGCACTGCTGGTATTGGGACAACAAATCCTGGATATGCAATTT